CCGCCGTAGGCCGCGACCGCCATCGTGCAGAGGACCGTCCCAGCGAACACCAGCGCCAGCGGCGGCCAGGCCATCCACAGCCCCGTCGTAATCGCCGCCAGTCCCGCCGCCATCGCCACCAGGATCAAGTATTCCATGCTTCCGTCCTCACACACTCAGCAGCCCGCGCCGCTCGTAGACGCTCGTCTCATCCGGCCGCGATACGGCTCGGCCGGCGGCCATCACGAGCGCCACCGCCAGGTCGATCTTCTCGGCCGCGCGGGCCTTGTCAAATTTGATGTTCCCCGCCGGATCGACGCGCGTTACGACGTTCGAGACGCACCAGGCGAGCGGCCGGTGGCCGCCGTGCCTCAGCTTGCCGTCGAGCAGGAGTTTTTGCGTCTGCTTGATGGGATCGTTCATCGAGATGTACCCCTGCCGGTGCTCCAGCACGACCGTCTCGGGAAACTGGTCCTCGTCAACGAGCTTGGTGAACACGTAGCGAGCGTTGTGCGGGTCCATGTTGATCTCTTGAATGTCCCACTGCCACTCGTCGCGCATCCGGCAGAGCAGCGCGCGGACCGCGTCGTAATCGACCGAATTGCCCTCGGTCAGGAAGATCTGGCCGCGAGCCGCCCAAGCCGTATACGGCACCCGGTGGTCGCGCTCGCGGCCGATAGCATTTTCCCGCGGACACCAACCGAACGGGATCACGTCATAGAACCCATCGTCGGCCGGAAAGACGGCGACGATCCCGGTCAGATCGTCGACGCTCGACAGGTCGCCGCCAATCCAGCACGGCCGGCCGCGGAGACGGTCGCGGATCTCCTGCTTCAGCCCCGCGTCGTCGTACCAGGCGCCGCCGGCGTTGCTGTCCCAGAGTCCGGCCGGCAGCCACGCCTGATCGGATTCCACCCACTCATTGGTATGTTTGCGGCGAAAATTGTTCTGCGATGCCGGCGTCTCCTGCGCCTTCTTGCACTTGCGTTTGAGGTCATCGAGGCTGACCGAGACGCCCAGGTTTGGGTTCGCCTTGATCCAGGTGGTTTCGTCCGTCCAGTCGTCTCCATCGTCGAGAGTGAAAATTACGCCGAACCAGGTGTCATCCTCGATGATTCCGTCGAGCACCTTGGTCGTGTAGCTCCGCAATTCCCAGCAGATGCTTTCACGGTCGCCGCCTTCGCCTGCGGTCGTGATGATGAACAGCATCGATTGCCGCCGGGAGCCGGTCGCCGTGTCGAGCACGTCGTAAAGGTCCCGCGTCTTGTGCGCGTGCATCTCGTCGACAATCGCACCGTGCAGGTGCAAGCCGTCGAGCGTGTCCGCGTCAGCCCCCAGCGGCCGGTAGATCGAATCGCCGTAGAGCATGTTGTCGCGGAGGATCGTCACCACGTCGCGGAGGACCGACTTGCGGACCATCCGCTTGGCCTCCTCGTGGACGATCTTGGCCTGATCGCGCTTGGTCGCCGCGGTGTAGACCTCCGCTCCAGGCTCGTCGTCGAAAATGAACAGCTTCAGGCCGATACCGGCCGCGACGGTGGACTTGCCATTCTTCCGCGCCACCTCCTCATAGGCGATTCTAAATCGTCGCGTGCCGTCGGAGTTCTTCCAGCCGAAGATCGAGCCGATGATGAAGCACTGCCACGGAGCCAGGTGCAGATTCGACCCGGCCCATTCACCCTTGGAGTGCTTCAGGCACTCAATGAACCGGATCGACGCATCGGCCTCGTCGGCGTCGAACCACAGCCCTCGCTCGCCGCCGCTCTCCATGTCGCGAACGTGCCGGTCGACCGCCTGGCGGACGTACCGGCAGGCGACGATCTCGCCCGACCGCACAGCCTCGATGTACGCGGCGAACCGGGCCATCGGTTCGGCGTTCGTCGCGTCCGGCAGTAGCTCAATCGTCTCGGTCAATTCCTGCTCATCCGCTCATGGAGGAGTGTCAGCAGCGGGTCCCGCTGCTCATCCGCCGCGTTGGCGATCGCCATCCCGGCCCTGGCCGACGGCGTCATGCCGAACTGGCGAGCGAGTTTGACGACCCGCTCCCACGCCTTGTTGCGGACGCCGACGGCCGGATGCTGGATCACGTTGCCCTTGTCGGTTGTCGCAATGAATTTCACGCCGTCCTTAGCCGCCGCCTCGACGATCTCGCCGGCCTCCAGGTACTCGGCCAGCGCGTCGCACAACAATCCCAAGGCGACCGTGTCGAGCACCGTCAACAACTTGGCGTCGATCAGCAGCGGCGCGATCTGCTTCCAGTACTTGGCGGCCAGCCCTTTGATCCACGCCGGCTTCCTGGCGTTCGCCGCCGGCGCCTCCGGTTCGCATTTCCGCCGATCCGGCCTGTACCGCCCCTGCCGTTTCAATGTCTCCGATGGCGTCGGCGTTGGCCCTCTCTTACCCATTTGCCCAGACCTCCAGACCCCCCTATGGAAAAACTTGCCGAGAAACACGCGATGGGGGCGGCGTGGTCCCCCGTCGGCCATGGGTGACGATAGTACCCCCCCTATGGGGTAGGGGTGTATCCTGTCCTACATATTGCTTACTATTCTGGGGTAAACCATGGATACTCCAGTCATACACCTCCGACGGGCAGCGTGTCTGACTTGATGCTGTTGCAGGCGAAACACGCGCACCTAACGTTGGCCATTGTATGCGTCCCACCCATGGCAAGTGGTATGACGTGATCGATCGTTGGATACCGGGGATTCGGCCATGATGAATTGTCCGTCTGTACACCGCACAAGTAGCAGGTGTACCCATCACGCTCAAAAATCGCTTCCGGGTCAAACGATTCATGCGGTCCATTGTTTGCCATACGCGCTCTGCGTAATTTGTTCGCACGCCTCTTTGCTTTCGCGTTACAACACGCTTTAGAACAAAAGCGCCGCCGTTTGACATGGGTGACTGCGACATACAATGTGCCACACCAATCGCAGTTTTTGCTGACTGGTTCGTTGCGATATGCCGCGGGAACAAAATACTTTTCACGTTGGGTACGTCGCGCAATTGCCTTGTAGCATTCACTGCTACACGCCTTCGCCTTGTATCGCGAATAGAACCGTCTGCCACACTCCACACACACCTTGATGCGTCGATGGAGGGTAATGATGTGTTTTGACATCCACTTGTACGCTGCGTTGCTCGCCTTGTGCCTAAACGCGCATTCCCGCGAGCAGAATGTGCTGTACTTTTCTTTTTTCGGCGTAAAACCTCTGCCACAGTTTCTGCATACTGGTTGTTGCCTTGCACTCCGTGCTTTACGATGACGTGCTCGTTGAGCACACGAAATCGAACAGTGCTGTTGCGACGCTGGTCCGTAGTGAGTAAATACCACCCCGCATTCGAGGCATGTCGCCTCTTTTCGTCTCGAATGCAGATCACGATGCTTTGCAGAGCAATACGCCGAGTACCGCCCGGAGCTTTTGAATTGCTTTGTTGGCTTACCACAAACGACACATCCTACTGCCTGAATCACACGAGCCTCCGCTGCCGCTATTGCGACACTGCGCAGGCTCGGTGATTCCGACTACCAGCTAGTTTTTATTTGAACGTCTCTCGAACCGTTCTCTCCAAATGACCAATCTTTCCATTCTGCATAGCGATCTTGATCGTGACCTCTCCGTACAGTCGATCTTGACGAGCACGCTCGATCGCCTCTGACAGCAGCGCAATGGCGTTGTTCGCCTTTTGCTCTTGTTGCTGGTCGATGTCACAAACTTTATTGCTCATTTACTACTCGCCCCTCGCCGTCCTCCGCTGATGGCATCGCTTGCAGAGTGCCATGCAATTGGCCTCGACCAGCCGCAGGTCTGGCCTATCGACCAGTTTGGCAACGTGGTGCACGTCCGTTGCAGGCGTGACTTTGCCATGCTCACTGCAATCCTCGCACAGCGGATGCTCTGCCAGATACCACGCCCTGAATCTGCGCCATCGTCTGTCATATCCTCGCTTGGCCGCACTGACTCGCTCATCTCGCGCCGCTCGCACCTGCTTGGCATGCCGCTCGCATCTCCCTCGCTCCACCAGCGCACTGCACCCTGGCGCACTACACGGCACAAGAGGGCGCCTAGGCATATCGCATCACTCCTTGTATGCTGCGACAACATCCCAGCGCCTAAATCCCTGCACGGTACCATCGCCAGAAGTGAGCGTGAACTCGATGTAATAGGTTGTGCCCTCAACAACCGGCACATCACGCGGAATCGTCGCCTGGTAGCGTCGTGGTGGCCCGGCCGAATAGGCTGCCACGTAGCTTGTTGCGCTACCCACAACGTTGCCAGCGGCATCCTTGATGGCGACCGAGCCTGTAGCGTCAGCGCCGATGAATGCGCCCGTCGCCTTGTCGCACGGCTCCCGCCACTCGATCAGGTTGTCGCAGCCGATGGCAATCGTATCAATCATGCGCTATGCTCCCGCTCAATCGTGCCTGTGCGTGTACCGTACCGGACAATCGCGATCGTACGGATAGTGAGCCTGAGATACGTGACAGGCATCGCGTGGTGCCGAGGATGTCGCTGAGGCACGTCCACTGAAGTCCATCCACCTCCGCCCACACCAACCCGTCCACGTCCGCCCACGTGAGCCCGTCAGCGGTTTTGCCGCCGGTTAATGTGGTCATGTCGCGCCCTCGC